CTCGAATTTTGCCCCGTTCACTCTCTAATAGATCGGACTTGCAATGAAAAAGAAAAAGATAGCCGAAGAAAACTGCATTTACACTTACTATCAGCAGATCAAGGACGGCTCGATCACTGTCGGTCGCTGGGTGCGCTTAATTTATGAGTATCTAGTTGACGGCATTGAGAAGAAGCTGTTTTTCTTTGACCAAAAGAAAGCAAATGCGGCTATTGACTGGGCTGAAAGCCATTGGTTTCATACTGAGGGGCATCTTGCACCGGGAAACATCAGTCTTGAGCTATGGCAAAAGGCAATGTTGTCGGCAATCTTCGGAATCGTTGATGCAAACGGCTATCGGCAGTTCAGAGAGGTTTTACTTGTTGTCGCGAGGAAAAACGGCAAGAGCTTGCTTGCTTCCGGGATCGGGAATTACTTTTTCCGCATTGAAGGTGGCTTCGGAGCGAAAGTGTTCTGTATTGCTCCAAAGCTGGAACAAGCCGACATTGTTTATAACAATATCTGGCAGATGGTAACGCTTGATCCTGAATACCAGGCACTGAAAGAAGAGCTTGATGAACGTGATACACACAATGTCAAGATCAAGGATCAGTCTATGCTGCCAAAGCACCGACAATCTGATCTGGCTATCATCGGGACAAATAGCTCGGTAAAAAAAATAGCTTTCTCTGCGAAAAAATCTGATGGATTTAACCCTTCACTGTGTATCTGTGATGAAATAGCGGCATGGGAAGGGGATAAGGGCTTAAAACAATACGAAGTAATGAAGAGTGGTATGGGGGCAAGACTTGAGGGTCTTCTGCTTTCTTGTACAACTTCAGGATATATCAATGACTCGATTTATGACGAGCTGGTCAAACGATCAACTCGTTTTTTGCTTGGTGACAGCAAAGAGAAGAAGCTTTTGCCGTTCCTTTATATGGTTGATGATGTTGAAAAGTGGAACGACATTAATGAGCTGAGAAAAAGCAATCCGAATCTCGGTGTATCAATCCCAGTGGATTTTATGTTGGAAGAGATTTCGATCGCGGAAGGATCACTCAGCAAAAAGCGAGAATTCATTACAAAATACTGTTGCCTGAAACAAACATCAAGCTTGGCATGGTTGTCTTCACAGACAGTCGAAGCGGCTTCTGGCGAGGAGCTGCAATTAGAAGACTTCAGAAATTCCTATTGCGTTGCCGGTATTGACTTGTCACAGACAAGAGACTTGACAGCTTGCACAGCAGTGATTGAGAAGGATGGAGAGCTGTATGTGTTTGCAAAGTTCTTCTTGCCGTCAGAGCGAATTGATGAAGCGACTCAGCGTGATGGAGTGCCTTATCAGATGTATATCCAGAGAGGATTGCTGCAACCATCCGGGGACAACTTCATTGATTATCATGATGCGTTCGAATGGTTTCGGATGCTCGTTGAACAATATCAGATATTTCCTCTCATGGTCGGGTATGACCGTTATTCTGCGCAATATCTTGTGCAAGATATGAAAAACTATGGTTTTCAGCTTGACGATGTATACCAGGGCGAAAACCTATATCCAGTGATTCAGGAAGCGGAAGGGCTGCTTGAGGATCGGAAAATACATATCGGAGACAATGATCTCCTGAAAATACATTTGCTGAATTCAGCTATCAAAATGAGCGCGGAGCGAGGACGAGGGAGACTTGTAAAGGTCAATCCGTCATACCATATTGACGGATGTGCCGCTTTGCTGGATGCGTTGACCGTTCGACAGAAGTTTTATGCCGAATATGGTGAACAATTGCGAAACTGAGGTGATAACGAAATGGGGCTGTTTGAAAAGCTTTTTGGAAACAGACCAAAAGAAAACGACAAGATTTTGGAGTCTTTTAAAATGCTCGATGGTTATACACCGAGATTCACAAATTTCGGTGGTGGCATATATGAGCAAGAACTGATCCGAGCCGCTATAAACGCAAGAGCGACACACATGAGCAAACTGAAGGTGGAGACATACGGAGCAGCCAGACCATCTTTGCAGTCAAAGCTGAAAAACAATCCGAATGCGTTCCAGACTTGGAGTCAATTTCAGTACCGGCTTTCAACTCTGGTCGATGTGCATAACACTGCATTTATTACACCGATCTGGGATGAATACGGACAACCGAGTGGAATTTATACACCACTCCCAAATAGATGCGAGATTGCGCAATACGATGGAGTGCCATTCCTCCGTTATGAATTCGGGAACGGAATGAAAGCTGCTGTTGAGCTTGAATACTGCGGAATCATGACGAAGTATCAGTATCGGAGTGACTTTTTCGGAGAAAACAATGAAGCACTCCGTCAAACAATGGATTTGATCCACATCCAGAATCAGGGCATTGAAGAGGGTGTGAAATCTGCTGCAACCTATCGCTTTATGGCAAAACTGACAAATTTCGCCAAAGCTGAAGACCTTGCAAAAGAACGGCAGAGATTCACACAGGAGAATTTCAGCCAGGATGCAAAAGGTGGCGGCATTCTTCTGTTCCCGAATACTTATCAGGATGTGCGTCAGGTTGAAGTAAAGCCTTGGGTTGTTGATGCAGAGCAGCAGAAAGCAATTGAAGAAAACGTTTATAGATACTTCGGAGTGAATGATGACATTTTGCAGAATCGGTTTGATTCTGTTCGATGGTCTTCTTTCTATGAAGGAGCGATTGAACCTTTTGCCATTCAGGAAGCAGAAGTGTTGAAAAAGATGTTCTTCACGCTTCGTGAGCAATCACAGGGCAATGGGGTCAGCGTAACAGCCAACAGGCTTCAGTATATGTCAAACAAGGACAAGCTGAATGTTTCCGCACAAATGGCAGACCGAGGCTTGATGACCAGAAACGAAATCAGAGAAATCTGGAATCTGCCTCCGCTCCCTGAACCGCTCGGATCACAGCTGCCGGTTCGTGGAGAATATTACAATGTCGGGGAAGAAACAACCGTTACAGATGACGAAGAAGAGGAGGAATAAATGAATATCGTCTATTCGGCATCAAGAAGCTATTATCCGTTTTTGAAGTGGGCAATTAAGTCTTTGCTTGAGCATAACAAGGTAACTTGCATTTATGTGCTTGCGGAAGATGACGAATTGCCTTTTGAAATCCCATGCAAACACAAGATTATAAACGTATCAAATCAGGAGTATTTCAAAGATGGATCACCAAACATCACAACACCGTTTTCATATATGTGTTTGATGAGGGTTTGCATCCCTGAACTGATAAAAGCGGCAAAAGTTATCCAGCTTGATGTTGATACTGTTATCTGTGACAGTCTTAAGCCGATCTGGGACATCGATCTGAATGGCAAGTGGGTTGCATGGTGTCCTGAACGATTTGGAACGTATCGACCGCATGGGGCAATGTATTACAACGCTGGTGTTGCCGTTCTGAATCTCAGCCAGATGCGGAAAGACAAAGCGACAGAAAAACTCGTTGATCTGTTAAACACTCGTTATTACAGATTTGTCGATCAAGATGTGCTGAATTTCTTGGCTGTTCCGAAAGAATCAGTCGATATTGATGTTAGATTCAATGAGTGTTTCTGCTGCGGCAAAACTGATAACCCGGCAATAGTCCACTATGCCGGTCATCAGGATTGGTATGAGAACAAATCGATATTTAGATGGGAGTATCTTGCCAAATATCAAAAGGGGTGAGAAAGATGGAAAAAGAAATCAGAATGTTTGATTTTGAGGTCAGAGCGGAAGAAAACGAAGAACATGGTCATTTTCTTACCGGCAGACCGATTGTATATAATCAGCGCACGAATCTTGGCTGGTATGATGAAATCATTGCAGCCGGTGCGCTTGATGTTACAGACTTGAAAGATGTGCGTTTTCTGGTGAATCACAACACAGACATGATCCCACTTGCCAGAAGCCGCAACAACAATGAAAACAGCACCATGCAAATGAGTGTGGATGCTGACGGCATGGGGATTCGTGTTGATCTTGACACGGAGAACAATGCCGATGCGAAAGCACTTTATTCTGCGGTGAGCAGAGGAGATATTTCCGGGATGTCCTTCATGTTCACTGCGGATAAAGATAGCTGGGATGATATTGACAGCGAACATCCGACAAGAACGATTCGGAGCATCCGACAGGTCTTTGAGGTGTCTGCTGTAACATTCCCGGCATATAGTCAGACATCAATCCAAGCAAGAGGCATTTCAGAAGCACTGGACAGTGCGAAGAAATCACTGGATAGTGAAAAAGCCAGAATTGCAGAGATTGAGAAGAGAAAGCAAAGGATTCGTATTATGATGGAGGTTTCTTAATGGAAATCAATGAAATGACGGTCGAACAGCTTGAAGAACGTAAGGCTGCAATCGCCGCAGAACTTGATAACCCTGAAGCCGATCTTGATGCACTTGAGAGTGAAGCCAGGGCGATCAAGGAAGAGCTTGAAAAGCGCAAGGCAGATGCCAAAAAGCGCGAGGAAATCCGCTCCGCTGTTGCAAACGGTGAGGGCAAGACTGTTGAAAAAATTGAAATTGTAGAGGAGAGAAAGAAAATGTTTGGTATTGAAACTGTTGAATATCGTGATGCATGGGTCAAGAAGCTCATCGGTCGCGATCTGAGCGAAGAAGAGCGCAGTGCGCTTTCCGCAGCTGCAAATGTCATTCCCAAGATGACGATCAATGCTGTCTGGGATAAGCTGGTAAAGCCGTCCGAGCTGCTTGGCAAGGTTGATGTTACGCAGTTCCCGACCTATGTGCGCTTCCCGGTTGCCACCACGAACAACGCTGCAACTGCTCAGGCTGTTGGAACAACGATCACCGAGTCTTCCGATGTCATCGGCTATGTTGACCTGATCCCGAATGAGTATGTCAAGCTCCTGACTGTCGGTGCTGACATCGAACACATGGCGATTCCGGCTGTTCATGACTGGATTGTTGACAATCTGGTTGGACAGATTCGTTATGCCGTCAACAAGGACATTCTTGTTGGTTCTGGCACGAATGCTCTCAAGGGCATTAAGGAATCCGTCAATGCTTCCGCAACCGCGATCCCGGCAACCGTCACCAAGGCCTCCATCCTTGGCATCATGGCAGCTCTGCCTGGTCAGTATCACGATGGCGCGATCTGGGTCATGACTCCGACCATGTTCTTTGCGAACATTATGAGCCTCGGTGAGCTGACTGATTATGTCATCAACGATGGCTTTACCTATCGGCTGTTCGGTCATGATGTTGTGCTTATGAGTGAGGCATCTATCTCCAGCAAGGAGACGATCTTCTTCGGTGATCCGAAAGCCTATAAGGTGAACTTCTTCAAGGCGATTGAGGTCAAGCCGTTTGAGACTGCGACCACCACCAACTTCCAGTTCCGTGGTGCTTGCCTTGTCGATGGTGAGCTGCTTGACACCAGCGCATTCGTAAGATTCGCCCAGACCTGATGTGAAAGGAAGAGCGCATGAAAACATTAATCGCAATCCCGTCAATGGATATGGTGCATGTATATTTCATGCGCTCACTCCTAATACTGAACACGACCGGCCATGAAATCAACTATGAAATCAAGAACGGCTCATTAATCTACGATTCAAGGAATCAACTTTTGGAGACTGCGAAGAAGATTAAAGCGGATCGGATTTTGTGGTTTGATTCCGATATGCAATTTCAAACTGACACACTTCAACGCTTGTCAGAAGATATAGATAATGGGTGCGATATTGTGAGCGGTCTGTATTTTAAACGCAGACCGCCATTTTCCCCTGTTATTTATAAAGACTGCGACATTGTGAAGCTTAGTGACGATCAGATTCTTCCTCTTGCGACTGTTTATGAGGACTATCCAAAAGAAAGCTTGTTTGAAGTACAGGCTTTTGGCTTCGGGTGCGTTATGATGACGATGGAAGCAGCGGAGAAGATAACCGGCGAATTTGGCATGTTTCCATTTATGCCAGCAGCTGGGTTTGGTGAGGACTTGAGCTTTTGCATGAGGGCAAGACGAGCCGGGCTAAAGCTGTGGTGTGATAGCCGGGTCAAATGTGGGCATATCGGGTACAGAACGTTCACAGAACAGGATTTTGAGGTGAAATGATGGTAACACAGGATCAGATTGAAGCCGCGAAGCTGGCAAAGCGCATGACAACAGATGCGTTTGACACTGAGGTCGCAAGCCTGTTGGAAGCGGCAGAGCTTGACCTTGGTGTTGCTGGCGTGGAAGTGCCAGAGAAAGCAAATCCTCTGGTGCTTCGCGCAAAAATAACATATTTCCTGATGCATTTCGGAGAGCCTGACAACTATGAGAGGTTGAAAGCTTCCTATGATGAACAGAAAGCACAGCTTGCCACATGCACAGGGTACACGGATTGGTTGGTGCAATAATGGACAGATCGGATGTTATTACACTGCTCTCGACCGTGAGGACACAAGATGCATATGGGGTATGGCGCGAGGTGGAAACCGGGCGAGATGTATTTTGCCAAGTGGATTCCGTCACAAGGGCAGAGTTCTTTGAAGGTGGCAGAAACGGCTTAAACCCGGCTTTCCGAATCACAATGTTTTTTGCCGATTACAACGATGAAACGGCTTTAGTCTATAAAGATAAGCCATATAGCATTTATCGCACA